CGGAAGAGTCCACTCAGTTCTGGTGGATCGGTAGCGCCAAGCACATAGGAGATACTCCTGGTGTAGAAGTCTCGTTCTGTACTCCCCTGCAAAGCTTTGGGGATATGGCGTCGCAACGACGTACGGAGACTCTCGAAGCTAGAATACTGCTGAGAGAGCCTTAGTGCCTTGTTATAAATCACTACACAATCGTGGATGTTTCTGGGCCATCTAAAGTCGTAAGACTCGATGTACCCTTCCTCGTCGTGATAGTTAGCACCACAGCTTTCACGAAATGGACTTGACACGAATGTTTTGTCCAAATTAACAGTGAAACCGACGCCTTGTAATAAATCAATAAGACCTTGCGCGTGCTCGTTGGATATGATGATATCATCCCCGAATACACTCGCTTTAGGGTCGAACTGACGTGCGATAGAGGTTAAGGTAAGAGTCATCAGCTCAAACGTAAATCCGTTGCCCATACTCGAGATTTTTTGAGTTGGGTGAAAGGCCTTGTCTAGGCCGAGGACGTACGGGCTCCTTGAACTAAGGAGCGCTGAGTAGAGACCCTTTGGAAGCAGGAACTGACACAGAGAAAGGGTGACAGAGTCACTCGCATTCTTAAGGTCGATCGTAGACACGCTTTTGTCAGATATCATCTTGCGATGTTCGTCTGCCAGGGTGTCAAGATCTTTTGAGTAGAGCCTTTTGAGCTCGTCTCGCAGGAAGTTCCCTATCTGCCTCTGAACTACCATGTTACCGATCGGTTCTATGTTTATCGGTCTATCAACCTCATTGTTCTTGGGAACAGTCAAAAAACGACTACCTTGAACGAAGTCAACGACTTGAGACAATTTAAAGGAGAAACATTCCCAATTGGGATCGCAATAAACTGCCTTACATCGACGGTGGAGTTGTTTATCCGCACGTCTTTGAGATTCACACGGAAATTTCTCGGAGAACCATTGAGAATAACGTTTGCGAAACGCGCGCTTCATAGCCTTACACGTATACACGAACCGAGCGAACTGCTCGAATCCGTCGTACGTGCAAGTCCATGTGCTTCTGCTCAGCCTCGATTCGATCGAGTTTTGGCCAAGCGTGGGGCAATACTCACTCCCCTGAGGCATATCCCAACTGTTGTACCTAACATGTGGCGACATCTTGTGATGAAGTTCATGCCGGGCCTTATACAGGAGGGGAAAGCGCATAAAGCACGAGGTATTTACCTTACTCAGGCTTTGGTCGTAAGCTATCCAGTCATCCCAGCATTTCTGCTTTCGGACTTTAGATTCACTCACGTCCGGTACTTGAAACTTCTTACGAAAGCGCTTTTGCGCGAAGTTTTCGGAGAATGTTGACGGTTCATCGAATGAGAACTTAGTCAAAGTACCTTGAAAAGCACTTATGGTGCTCATGTAAGTCATGGAAGACTCCTAGTTTAGGGTTGTAACACCACCCGACTGTTAGGTCAGGTAACGAGCTAGTACCATACCGATCATCCCACAAAGAATGAGAATGACAAAGAAGATCTTATCACTCATTTCAAATGGGGTTCAACGGAACGGTTGCAGGTTCAAAACCAGAAAGAACGTCTTCCGTAGCCCAAGTGGACATTTGCGAAGCGATCGAATTCATGATCGCAATCACACGTGCCTTGCTGTTTACCGCCCCGGAGACCCGGACGCGGATGCTGAGCGGGTCCGACACAGTTTTATCACCGACAGTCACCGGATTGGTGTCCTGTACGATAATTTCTGTTGCCGAATTTTGCAAAAGCAATCCGTCGATAGTCTTGCGAGCGGAAGCTGTTTTGAAACGAACGGAGAAACCGGTTACAGAAAGGGGATCTGCAAAGGTCACACCGCTGGCATCGCGACTAAATACTTTCGTATTTCTGGAAGTCATTTTAAACTCCTAAGTTGGGCTGGCTATTTTAATAGCCTTAAAGCTCGTCTCGTATTACTGAGGCCGAGCACAAAACCGTCGATAAACCTCTTCCAATTAAGAAAGGGATCAAACTTCAGTTCTACATCTTGGTTAGTAAAGACGCGCCGCTCGTACGTATTGAAAGTTTCTGCTCTCAACAAGTAGGAGGCATCGTACAAACAGCCAAAAGACTTATCACTTCGGGGAAAAACTACCCCCTGAGAGACGGTCCAAGGTCCTGTATGCAGATTCACACGATTGTCGTATACGTCACGAAAATACATGGAGCGAGTGTAGTTGCTCTTAATCGCGTAGCAGTGTGTTCTCCCTTCGGAGAATGACACTAACGACCCAAGATGGGCGTCGATATAATCGCCAACGTTAAGGAACCAGTCGACCACAAACGAGTAGGGGATTAACTCCCAAGCCGTTTTAAACGGGTTAACTGAAATTCCATCGATCAAGCGGAGTAGTGCATTCACAGAGCCCATTTGCTTTCCGGTAGCCTTAACGGTCACGGTTCCAGCAATTTGCTCATAGAAACACATGTGGTCTGGAATATCGAGGTTGACCTCGTTAAGGTCGATGCCCCGAAACGCCTTCTCACTATTGTATAGCCGCTTGTTTTTCTTCAACAGCTTCATTAAATCGCCCACAGAATAAACAATGGGCATGATGCCGTATCTGTATTGCATCCAAGCATCAGCAACTTCTTTATAGGCCTGTTTTGCAGACTTTTTATTGAAGGTGCCGGACTTACCGAGTATCCGGTTACGAAGGTCGCGGAAGGATGACAGAGGATGGTGGACCGCATCCAGCAAACTTTTGATCAGCTGGAGGGTTTCACGAATCTCACTGAAATCTGTAAGCGCATCGTAGGAAGAGTTTAAAGCGGAAATGACCTGAGCCTCGGCACTCTGCACTGCGTCATACAATATACCTGAGTTAGCATTCAATGCGTCCTCGATACGGTGTATTGGCAGTGTTGGGAACCGGGTCACCAAGGAATTGAAATCTCCTTGGATCCAGTAGTCAGCCGTCCTGTCGAACAGGTGGTCTACACGCTGATAAAAATACTTATTATCAGTAGTAACAGTGTAGGCTCCACGTTTAATATAACAAAACGACTGCCTAGGTATCTGGATGACATTGTTTGTGGTTACGATTAGACCACGATCGTAACTTGTCATCTTGATCACGCCCTCCTTTTTCACTTTGCCGTAAGGCATCGTCGTAGGGGACATGATCCGATATGGACTAGTTACTTGTGCCTCGGCCGCAACAAAACGGGTCGACGCGGGAATGGTTGCTGCGTGTGTGAAAGTCTCCGAATAGTTTGTTCCATTCGGGTATTTTACATTTGCAGTCCATGTCTCAGAGTTATTAGCTCCAAGGATTGTATCGTATTCCATACAGTTCTCCTAGAAAGTCCCAATCGAAGTAAAAACCGCTTTTGGCGGTG